TACAAAAAATGCAGGTGCAAATTTTGCAGATGAACCACCTACAAAAAATGTAGGTACACCACCTACAAATTTTGCAGGTATAACAATACACAATGAAAAAGACTCAAAGAACAATACACAATTAAAAGAAAATAACAAAGAAGTTGGAGAGGTTGTAAATTATCTTAATGAGAAAGCAGGAACTAAGTATAAATCAAGTTCTAAGAATACAACTAAACACATAAAAGCTAGAATTAATGATGGTTATACACTAGAAGATTTTAAAACTGTTATAGATAAAAAATGTTCTGAGTGGCTAAACACGGATATGGAAAAATATTTATGTCCTGATACTTTATTTGGATCTAAGTTTGAAAAGTATCTAAATCAAAAAATAAATAGTCTTGGCATTAATAAAAATACTCAAAATAATGCAACACAAGATATAAAATGGGGGGATTAGTATGTGTATAGCAAATTTAAGAGAACTAGCTGAAAAAATAAGAACAGGTAATATCCCTAAAATTGAAGAAAAAAAAGAAATACTTGAAAATGGAGATATAGTCTTAAAGAGATGTGAAGTTTGTGGAAAAATTACAGAGTATAAACATCAAGGTTATGATATGTCAAGAGATTGTGCTTGTATGAGAAATTACAGAAAACAAGCAAGATTAAAGAGATTTAAAAATTTATCTATAACTGACAGAAATGCTGGAAGTAACATTTTTTCTAATGCTGTTATAGATAAATCTAATGCAGAAGAAAGAAATATCTATCAAGAACTTTATAAATATGCAGAAGATTTTAACATAGAAAAGCACGGATATATTTTTGCTGGTGGAGTTGGAACAGGTAAAACTTTCCTAGCAAATTGTGTTTGCAATATGTTAGATGAAAAAGGCTTTTCAGTTCTAAGTTTCTCATTAGGAGCATATTTTAACAGAATTAGAAAAAACATAGATGAGGAAGAAAGCTTTATATCTGCTATTAAAGATGTGGACTTGCTATTTATTGATGATTTAGGAAGTGAATACATCAATAGAGAAAATGGCAAGATGTGGGCAGAGGAGAAGATTTTTAGATTATTTGATGAAAGATATAGAGCAGGGAAGCCAATCATAATAACAACTAATCTGAAAGTTGGAGAACTTAAAGAACATCTTAAAATTAATAGAGTTAATAAAGTCTATGATAGGCTTTTAGAAATGTGCAAATATATAGAATTTAATTGGCAAAGTAAAAGAAAATTAAAAATATAGGAGGAACAGATGGTAAATAAAAAAATGACAATGAGAGATTATTACAGAGGCTTTATAACAAGAGCTAACAAAGAAGCTGGAGTTACTTACAATGCTAGTAAATTGAATAGCAAAGAGGAATGTGAGGAATATCTTTTAAATTTGATTAAAAATCTAAGACATAAGAAGCAAGATAATAAGGCTTATATCAAAGAGATAGATGACTTAAAAGAGGAAATAGAGATTTTAAAAAAAGATAATAATAACTTAGCTGCTCAAAACAGAAACAGAGATTTTTTGTTTAAATTAGCTAATGAAACTACTGGAGACTATTTCAATGAAAAGTTAAAGCATCATACTACAAAAAAGAAAGTAAAAGAATGTAAGAAAATAATTTATAGTTTGCTTACAATTAGTGTTATAGAAGCTATCTTAATAGCAATGCTTTTATGGAAGTGATAAGATGAAACAAAGGTTTGAGATACCATATAAGCCAGACAGTGTTAATGGACACTGGAAGATAGCGAGAGGTGGTAAAAGAAAGATACTAAGTGATGATGGTAGAGAGTTTAGAGATAAAGTTCAATGGTTTCTAAAATCAAAAGGCTATAAAACTTTTAAAGGAAGATTAAAAGTAAAAGTAAATTTATTTTTTGCAGATAATAGAATTAGAGATATAGACAATTATTTTAAATCAATTTTTGACTGCTTAAAAGGCTTTTTATTTATAGATGATGAGCAGATTTGTGAACTTGAAGCAACTAAGAAAACAGGATCAGAAAAAGATTTTTTTATTATAGAAGTTGAGGAATTAAATGAGTTTTAAAGAACACAACAATAGAGAAATAAGCAAAAAACTAGCTGAATATATAACAGGAACTGAACTAAGAAAATACGTAGCTAAAAAGGTTAAGCAATATGTCAACTTAGAAAATCCAACTGTTTTCGATGGTGCAGTTGGAAGTGGACAGTTAGAACAGTTTGTTAATCCTTCTGTGCTTTATGGAGTTGATGTCCAAGAAAACTCTATTAATTCAGCTAGACAGAACTTTCAAAATACAGAATTAGAGGTTAAAAGTTTTTTTGAATATGAAAGAGAAAATTTTGAAGTTGATTGTGTAATAATGAATCCTCCATTTTCTATAAAATTTAAAGATTTATCAGAACAGGAACAAAAGAACATACAAAAGCAATTTCCTTGGAAAAAATCTGGAGTTGTAGATGATATATTTGTTTTAAAATCTCTTGAATATACAAAAAGATATGGTTTTTATATTTTATTTCCTGGTGTAGGTTATAGAAGAAGTGAAGAAATATTCAGAAAACTTATAGGAAATAACTTAGCTGAGTTGAATAGGATTGATAATGCATTCACAGATACAACTATATCTGTATTATTTATAGTCATAGATAAAGAAAAAACTAATAATAAAGTTTTTAGAGAAATCTATGACTGTAAATTAGATAAACAAATTTTAGAAGATGAATGGATATTAGAAGATGATTATTCATGGCAACAATTACAAGAAGAAAAAGAATTAGAAGAAGTTGATATAGATGCTTTAAATACACAAACTTCTGAACTTTGGATAAATGGTCTTAAAAACAATTTGGAGTTAGATGTCTTTTTAGTTAAAGAATGTGGAGCAAATATAGATGTAATAGGGAATATAAGAAAAATAAGAGTAATATGTAATCAATATGAAAAAGAATTGAAAGGTAAGAATAAATGCAAGAGTTCAATGACTGTATCAGAGAAGCAATTGAAATTATTATCTCTGTTCGAGGCAGTGCAGAGATAAGAATATTCGATATTTTTGATATAAAGTATATGAGCAAAAAAGATATTTTTACAAAGAAAAATATAACATCAAATGGAAAGAATGCAATATTTTATGGAGATATTTCAAGAAAGTATGATTGTTTTGCTCAAGAGATAATAAATAGAATAGATGATGAAAGCTATCAAAAAGCAACTAAAATTGAAAAAGGACAAATATTAGTAAATTTAGAAGATTTTGAGTATAAGGACATTGGAAGATGTGTTTTATATCAAAATGAAGAAAGTGCAGCAGTAAATGGCAATGTGTCAATCTTATCATTAAAAGATAGCTTTAAAGATATTATTGATTTAAGGTATATATCATTCTTTCTAAATTATAAAGATACAGTTAGAAATTACATTTATCAAAAATCAATTGGAGAAAAAGTTAAAAGACTATCTAAATCAGATTTTGAAAATATGATAATAGAAATACCCAGTTTGAAAGTTCAAAATAAAATTGTAGATAACTTTATAGATTTAAAAAGACAGTTTGAAGATGATATTATTGAAATTAAAAATAAAATAAAATTAATTGATGGATATTCAAAAGTATATATGGAAAATGTATTTAGATTATGAAAAAAGTGTAGTAGAAGTTGAGGAGATATAATAATGATAACGGAAGATATGAAAAAAGCAATACAAAATGAAGTTAAAAAGCAATTAGGGATATTAAAAGATAAAGATGGTACAGAAAAGAAGGAACTAACACCATATCAAAAAACTATTGAATTATTAAAGAACTATAATCATTTTAAAAATAGAATAGAATATTTAAAAAATAATTTAGATAATATTGAAATTAAGAAAAAGTATTCTATTGGTGAAATAAAAGCAACCAGTAATAATAATCTTAGTGAATTAGAAAAAATAGAAATCATAAAAGAAGAAAGATTAAAAGAAATAGAACTTTTAAAAGAACTGATTAACTTTACAGATTATGGCTTATCCTCAATAGAAAAAGAAAAGTATAAAGAAATGGTACCAATGATGTATTTTGAAAAATTAAAAATAGATGAAATTGCAGAAAAATTTAATGTGGATGAAAGGACAGTTAAAAGAAATCGTAATTTGTTAGTAAATATCATAGCTAGCAATCTATTTGAGAGTGAAATTTTACAAAAAATAAAAAATATATTTTTATAAAAATGTCCCTAAAATGTCCTTTTTTATTTTTTCAATATGTTATATAATGTTAATATATGAAAGTTTAAACAAACAAGTTTATGACTTCTTGTAAAAAAGTCTAAACAATTATGGTGCATCGACCTAATACGTTGGCTAGACGGCGAATGTCTCTCATTGGTGAGAACCCAATATGCACTGCCATATGATATCAATACTTTCACAGCACTTAGATGTGCAGGATACGTTCCTATGTGAGAGTTTTTTTATTTATAAAACTTGGAGGTGAAGTAGTATTGAAATTAAATGCGAGACAAAAGGCTTTTTGTGAATATTATGTAGCTAGTGGAAATGCTACTGAAGCTGCAATGAAAGCTGGGTATAGTGAGACATATAGTAAGACAAGAACTAATGTTTTATTACAAAATGTCGAGATTTGTCGATATATAAAAGAACTACAAGAAAAAGCTAAAAGTAGTAGGATTATGACAGCTATTGAAAGAAAAGAATTTTTAACTAAGATGATATTAAAAGAAGAGACAAAAGACGCTGATAGATTAAAAGCATTAGATATATTAAATAAAATGGATGGAGAGTATACTCAAAAGGTTGAGGTAAACGGGAATATAAACTCTAATCCATTTTCTAATCTTACAACTGATGAATTAAAAAAAATAATAAAAGATTAAAGGAGGTGTTGTGGGGGTGTATGATAAAGAATTAATAAAATTAGAAGCTAAAAAAGAATTAGCTAGGAGAGATTTTTGGTATTA